ATAATAGAAAAAAGAGGTAACATATTTATACCTAAAAATTATATCAGATTCACGAGTGCTATTGACCCATTCGCAAATAACATTACAGTAGATTCTATAAATAGTAAGGCAGCAAGCTATGTATACAATAGACATGATAATAGTGTAATGTCTAAGACTTTTGATAAATCGTTCATATGGCAGTACCATGCAAGACCTAACACAACATCCTTGCAGAATGAGGATATGATTAAACAATGTTTCTTTTTTGGATGCCAATTATTAATAGAAAATAACAGAGAGGGTGGTATAAGAAATGACTTCAAAAACTTTGGTTGTGAAGCATTTATGATGAAGCTAGACCAATATCCTGACTATGGAATCCCATCATCAGAATCAAATAAATCACTAGGAGTAAACTTACTAGAACAACACATAGAAAGGGAAGGAAGAGACAACAAAATATACTTTTCTGAATTAATATACGATTTGATACGTTTTAATGTAAACGAAACAGAGAAATCTAATTTATCAATGGCAGCTATGTGGACACTTGTAGCATCTTATTATAAGCAATACAACATAAAAACAGATACAAAAGCTATTCAAGTAGGAGATTTCTTCAAAAAGAAAAAAATAGTATAATGTGGACAGATTTTTTTGACCGTATAGTAGTAATAAATCTACCCAAAAGAGTAGATAGACTAATAGAAGTATCAGAAGAACTTGACAATTACGGAATTGAATTTGACTTAGTTGATGGAATAGAACATGAAAAAGGCGCAGAAGGGTTAAGACAAACAGTAGAAAACATACTAAAAGATTCTATACAAAAGAAGCACAAAGCAATATTGATATTTGAAGATGATTGTTTATTCGTAGAACCAAAGGATGTAGTAGATAGGACAATGGAAGATGCCATAAAAGACTTACCTGAATATTGGCACATATTATACCTATCTGCACAAGCTACAGATGGTTTTAAAAGAAGACATTCATCCGCATTACTACAACTAGATAAGGCTTTTGCTACACATAGTTGGGCTATATCATTACAAGGTATGAAAGAAATCATTGCAGTAGGGCTAGAAGCCCCTATCGATAACTCAATAGTTGATAAGGTTCAACCAATGCAAAGGTGCTTCATAACGTATCCAATTTTGACAACACAGAGGGCAGGGGTAAGTGACATAGGTAATACATTTATAGATTGGCATCCGTTTTTAATTGGTAGGTATAATCAAAAATTAGCAGAATTAAAATGAAAAAAATATCCATCGCAATTCCATCATGGAATAGGTACGAAATGACATTAGAATCCTTTGCATCTGTAATGGATGACGAAAGAATAGAAGAAATAATTATTTCAGATGATGCAAGTGACATAGACTTGTATTATACACTAAAGGCAGCAGTAAGTTCTATGCCTAAAATAAAGATATTTAGAAACAAAGAAAACCAAGATTGCTATAAGAACAAATGTATAGCAGCAAGTTTGTGTAAGTCAGAATTTATAATTATATTTGATAGCGATAACCAATTGAATAAAGCATATTTAGATGCGATTTATAATGAAGAATGGGATGAGAAAGTAATTTTTGCCCCTTCATTTGCTAAACCAACATTTGATTATCGTGCATTTTCAGGTTTGACAATAACAAAAGAGAATATAAACGAATACTTTGATAAACCAATGTTTTCTACGATGCTTAACACAATGAATTTTTTTATAAATAGAAAACAATACTTAGACATTTGGGATGGCGAGGTAAACCCTGTGACAGCAGATAGTATTTATTTTAATTATTGTTGGTTAGCAACAGGAAATAAAATAAAGGTAGTAGAAGGAATGGAATACAAACACTTAGTACATTCAGGAAGTCATTATGTAAATAATGTTTCTAGAACAGGAAACTTTTACGAAGAAGTAGAAACCAAAATAAGAAATATATGTCAATAGTTCAATCAAGAAGTTACGGGAGACTTGGGAACGTATTGTTTCAAATAGCTGCTGCTGCATCTTACGCATTAAAACATAACCTAGAATTTTCTGTACCAAATGAAACTAATGATGAATATTGGAATCCATTATACTTACAACACTTACATAACGACAAATGGGTTAATGGCATAGAAGACATACTTGTAAACGAAAACGGATTTAGATTTCAAGACATTCCATTTGACGAATATTGGAGGGGAAAACAAATAGTCTTAAATGGTTATTGGCAGTCATGGAAGTACCTAGAAGAATACAGAAAGGAAATATTATACCTATTTGATTTAAGATGGAAACTAAAGCCACAGACTGCATCTATACATATTCGCAGAGGTGACTACTTACATTTAACCGATAAGCATCCACCATACACATTAGAATACCTAAACGATGCCATTAATTATTTAATAAACAATACAGGAGTAGAAAACTTTGAAGTTTATTCAGATGATACAGCATGGTGTTTGGAAAATTTAAACCACATACCAAACATTAAAATAATTGAAACAGGAAACGAATTAGAAGATATGGTTGAAGCATCATGTTGTGCATTTAACATTTGTTGTTCTAGTACATTCTCGTTTTGGATTGCTTGGCTTAACAGAAACCCAAATAAAATTTGTATATTCCCTAAACTATGGTTTGTGGAAGGATATCATCTAGATACAACCGATTTACTAGACCCATCATGGATAAAACTTTAAATATGTACGCATTAACAATTGAACCCGATAGTGTAATGTTTGACTTTGCATTATACTATGATATGGTAGCAGAAAGACTACCTGATAACTGTAAGATTGCAGAAGTAGGAATAGCTAATGGTAAATCAGCCATATACCTAGCAGAAAAAATATTGTCTTTAGGTAAAAAAATAGACAGATTTGTATTAATAGATTCTATGCAATATGGTGGTAATGTACAGATACAAACAATAGTAAATCACTTAGTAAAAAGTGGTGTAGGGGAAAGTTGTGAACTTATTATAAAAGGAAGCCTTGATGCTAGTTGCGAATTCCCTGATGATTATTTTGATTATGTTTTTATAGATGCATCACACGAATACGAATTAACAAAAGCAGATATAAGACTTTGGCACAGAAAAGTAAAAGGAGACGGATTTCTTTCAGGACACGATTACAATGCAACAGATGTAAGAAATGCAGTAGATGAAGTACTACCTACATTTACGGTATATGTTAACCAACAAACTCCAACTAAAATATTAGAATCCATTATAACAGATAATAATTGGGGTATTTGGGAATACACAATTAATTGGCAAACTAAAAAAGTAATAAAATGAAAACAGCATTAGTTTTAGGTGGACATGGAATGATAGGAATGCAACTTGTCAAAAGACTTAAAAAAGAAGGATTTTGGGTAAGGTCGGTAGATATAAAACAACCTGAATTTAGTAAGTCAGAAGCAGACCAAAGTTTAATATTAGATTTAAGAAGTGAATTTAATATGTCTAAAGTTTTATTTTCACCAAATCAATTAAATATTTCAGATAAAGAAAATTCTTTTGATGAAGTGTATATGTTGGCAGCGCAAATGGGCGGTGCTTTGTATGTATTCAGTAAAGAAAATGATGCAGATATTATACATGATTCAGCTATAATGAATCTTCATGTAGCATCAATAGCAGCTAAATTAAGTATCAAAAAATTATTTTTTAGTAGTTCAGCTTGTTGTTATTCAGAAAGATTACAAGAAGATTTAAATAGTGCAGCATTAAAAGAAAGTAGTGCATGGGAAGGAAAACCTGATTCTGTTTATGGAATAGAAAAATTAATATCAGAACAAGTATATGATTCTTATCGCAGAAATTATGGATTAGATGTAAGAATAGGCAGATTTCATAATATATTTTCAACAGAATGTACATACAAAGGAGGAAGAGAAAAATCACCTGCAGCAGTATGTAGAAAAGTTGCCGAAGCAAAAGATGGAGATTCGATTGAAATATGGGGAGATGGATTGCAACAAAGGTCATTTCTATGGATAGAAGAATGCTTGGATGGAATCAGAAAACTAATGGATAGCGATTATGTGCATCCTATCAATATTGGTTCTGACGAAATGATTTCAATTAATGATTTAGCAAAAATGGTTATTGAAATTAGTGGCAAAAATCTTACAATAAAAAATGTAGAATCAAATGCTATTGGTGTTAGGGGTAGAAATAGCGACAATACACTTATAAAAGAAGTATTAGATTGGACTCCAACACAACCACTTAGAAAAGGAATGGAAAGTCTTTATTCATGGATTAATAAACAAGTATCATGCTAATACCATTACAACCAATACTAGAGAAATATAATATTAAACTTAATGGTGTTGCACATATTGGCGCACATTGGGCGCAAGAGAATTCTACTTATATCGAATGCGGATGTAAGGAGTTTTTATATGTCGAACCTGTTAAACAAGCGTTTAATATTTTAGTAGAAAAGTTTAAGGATAACGATAATGTAATACTTAAAAACTTTGCAATAGGAAGTACTCCATCAATAGGGGTAATGTATGTTGATACCACAAATCAAGGGCAAAGCAATAGTTTATTAGAACCATTAGTACACCTAGAACAACACAAAGAAGTAATATTTAATGGAGAACCTGAAGTAGTAAAAGTTGTGACACTAGATTCATTAAACATTTCTAAGAACTTGAACTTATTAATGATAGATACGCAAGGGTATGAATTAGAAGTTTTAAAAGGTTCTACTTCTGTATTGAATCAATTTGATTTATTATATCTAGAAGTAAATAGGGAAGAAACATATAAAGGATGCCCTATGGTAGAAGAATTAGATGAGTTTTTAAAAGAATATAAATTTACAAGGGTAGAAACAAAATGGGCTTCTGACTACCATTCTTGGGGTGATGCAGTTTGGATTAAAAATAATTTGTTATGATAGGTATTTATAAAATAACTTCTCCTAATAATAAAATATATATAGGGCAAAGTATTGATATAGAAAATAGAGTTAAAAAAAATTATAGTAAAGGATTATGTAAAAATCAAATATTTCTTTATAATTCTATAAAAAAATATGGTTGGAATAATCATAAATTTGAAATAGTAAAAGAATGCATGATTAATGAATTAAATTATTTAGAAAAATTTTATATTAAATTTTATAATAGTTTTAATACAAAAAATGGATTAAATTTAAGAAGTGGTGGCAGTTCTACTTCTAAAGTATCAGAAATAACTAAAGAAAAAATGTCTAAATCTTGGGAAAACGGGAAAAGGACAAATAAATCTAAAGAATTACATAATGCTGCAAGAAAAATAAATCAATATACAATAGATAATGTTTTTATAAGAACATGGGATTATATCTCTCAAGTAGAAAATGAATTAGGTTTTTATAGAAGCAATATATGTAAGGCTTGTAAAGGAAAATGTTATTCCGCATATGGTTATAGATGGTCGTATATAGATGAAGAAAAAACATATAATACAATGCGTATGGGAATGAAACAAAGAATACCTGTTTATCAATATTCATTAAATGGAGAATTTATTAAAAAATGGGATTTTGTAAATGATGCTGCGATATATGTAAATGGAAGTGTTGTTGGTATAAATAAATGTTGTCATGGTATTTATAAAAAAGCATATAAATATATATGGTCTTTTAATTTTAATCAAAAATCATAATTTATGATTGACGTACCTGATTGGGCAAAACCTCAAATTTTTACTGTATATCCATACGAAAATTTATTAATTTTTGAAGAGTGGGTAATAATGCAATCATTGCCTGAAACCAATCGTGAATATCTACCTGTAATGTGGACATCTTATCAAGTAAATAATAATTATGGAAATGATGTAGAAGCACTAGTAAGACTTCAGAATTTTATAAACGAACTACCAAAGGACAAAAAGTATTGGACAATTGTTCAGTATGATGATGGTATTTTAGTAGATGTTTCAAGAATAGATTTGTTACAGTTTAGTATGAGTAAAAATATAGGTATTCCAATTCCTTTATTATCTATGCCACATTCTTATGTTCCCATTAAAGAAAAGAATTACATCGCATCATTTATAGGCACACATACGCATCCAATAAGAGAAAAAATATTTAACATAACTAGCAAGGGTTATTACATATCTGATGCAGCACATAATACAAAAGAATTTTGTAAAATAATATCAGAGTCTGATTTTGGTTTGTGTCCTCGTGGATATGGACTTAATAGCTTTAGAATAGGGGAATGTATGCAGTATGGTACAATACCGGTTTATATATCAGATGAGTTTGTTATACCACTCGATTTAGATTTCTCAGAATACGGGATATTAATACCTGAATGCGATGCTGATAACATTGAAAGAATACTGAAAAGTTACACCCCGTTGCAAATAATTGATATGCAAGATAAGTGTAAGCAAGTTTATCAAGAATATTATACATATGCAGGGGCTTTAAACAAAATTATGAAATATCTTGAAATCTAATATTATTCATAGCATATATTATCAAGAACGATTACCTAGATTATTAAACGAATTGTCTAGTAATGGTATAACTGATTATGAATTATGGGAAGGTATAATTGACCAAAAGTCAAGTCAAAAAGGTATCAATCAAAGCCACAAACAAATAGTAGAATACGCACAATTAGCTAAGTGGGATGAGGTACTAATAATGGAAGATGATATTAGATTCTGTGGTGAAGGTTCATTTGAATATTTCTTACAAAACAAGCCTGAATCATTTGATATTTATTTAGCAGGCATTTACATGGGGGAAATACTACCTGATAATACGGTAAAAACATTCTCAGGACTTCATTGCTACATAGTACATTCTAAGTTCTATGAAAAGTTTTTATCTACACCAACCGATGCGCATATTGATAGGGCTTTATCTGAGTTAGGTGAGTTTAAAGTATGCAATCCTTTTGCTGCAATTCAATACAATGGATTCTCTTCAAACACTAGAAAAGAAGAAAATTATGATTATTTACTAAATAATCGGGAATTATATGGTAATTTTGTACTATAAATATATTTATTTGTTTTTTTAACAAAATTTTAAGTACTTTGGGTACGGATTAAAATTCCTTAACATTGGCAGAGAACAATTTATACGGATACCCTGATTCACAAATAGACCCAAGGTTGAAAAACTACGATTGGATTCTTCAATTTGTGAAAGCAGCATACTACGATAATAGAGGGTTTATTCCTTCTACACCTCTTAATTCAGGGCAATCAAAAATGCAGGAGATTAAGGAATATGCGCTTGGGCAACAAAGTATTAATAAGTACAAGAAAGAACTTCTTGCCGATGAGCAACAAGATACTACTTGGCAAGCAATAGATTGGACACCTTTAGCATTATTACCTAAGTACAGGGAGATTGCTATTTCTAAGATGTTTCAAGAAAAATACGACATTCAAGCATTCGCAGTAGACCCATTAGCAAAAAGTGAAGAAGATGATTATTTTAACAAAATGAAGGTTAAGATAATGCTTCGTGAGGAAGCTATGAAAATGGGTGATGCAGGTAAAGAAATAGCAGACAATCCTATCCTAAAGCCACAGCAAGGTGAACCACAGGACATGGAACAACTAGCTATGGAACAAAACTATGGCTACAAACACATCATGTCAATGGAAGCAGAAGAGTTAAATACTCTTATAATGCAACAAAATGATGGCGAAGAACTAAGAAAAAGAACTGTTGAATATTTATACGATTTTGGTATTGGTGGGTATACACAATGGATTGATGAGAATGGCATGGTAAAAGTGAGGGAGATTAATCCTGAACAATTAGTAATGTCTTATTGTTCTAAAAATAACTTTTCTGATTTAACACATTGGGGAGAAATTATTGAAGTTTATGTAGGTGATTTAGCCCCATACTTTACAGAAGAACAACTAAAAACAATAGTACAAAGTGTAGCAGGTAAATATGGTAACCCATCTAACTTTGCATATGGTGCTGACTTGTCTAAGTATTGGAACAGATTTAAAGTACTTGTATTAGACTTTAAATTCTTATCATGGAATACAACTTACTACAAAAACGAAATTGACGGAAGAGGTAACACAAGATTTAATAAAACTAAGTTTCAAACAATTGGTGCTGATGGAATACTTAGAGATGAATATAAAGAACCATTTGAAGAATCAGGTTATAAAGGAAGTGAAGACCCTAAGTTTATGGATATTACTAGAAAAGTAGTATACAAATGCAAGTGGCTTATCCAAACTAATTTCATGTACGATTATGGTTTGTCCGAAAATATGGTTCGGAAGCCGTCATCATGGTGGGATACTACCTTAGATGTACAATTGTATTCATGGAACTTTTACAAAATGAAGTTCTCAGGTATTACCGAAAGACTAATACCACTAGAAGACAAGGCTTGTTTGACATGGTATAAATTGCAGAATTTAACCAACAAACTTGTACCTTATTTAATAAACTTGGATTTGACTGCTTTTGAAGGAGTAAACTTTGGTAAGGGTGGTGGAAATGCCACCCCATCAGAGATTATTGACTTCATCTTTACCAACTTTGTTGTACCGCACAGAAGCCATGACTTATTAAGGCAGAACCCTAACTACAAACCTGTAAGTATTGAAGCTAGTGGACAATTAGCCCTATTTACTCAGTTGTATGAAGACTTAAACAATACTATCGCTATGATGCGACAAGTATCAGGTTTAAATGAAGTAACAGATGCTAGCACACCTAATTCTAAGAATCTTAATTCTACTAACGCAGCAGCAGTACAAAGTACAAACAATGCGTTATTTCTTATACAGAATGCTGACAAACAATTGATAGTAAAATTAGCTGATGCTAATATAGCAAAAGGACAGATAGCAGTTAAGTTAGGAAAGGTTTCAGGATACAGAAAAGCATTAGGACAGGAGACAGTAAGTTTCTTACAGATTAATCCTAATATATCTAACCATGAATTTGGTATTTTCTTAGAAGATGCACCATCTGAAGAGCAAAGACAAATGTTTTGGCAAAACCTAAACAACAAGGAATATCAAGGACTAATAGAACCTGAAGATAAGATACTTATAATGAGTGTTAGAAATCTTAAACAGGCAGATATTGTCTTAGCATATAGAATCAAAAAACGCAAAGAAGCAGCACAAGCAGCTAAAATGCAAGAGATTCAAGCACAACAACAAGGACAAGCGCAATTGCAAATGCAGGCTGAACAAATGAAGCAACAAACACTTCAAATGCAAAGTCAATTAGCAATTCAACTTGAAAACTTGAAAGGAGAATGGCTTTGGAGAATAGAAAGCATGAAGAAAGAAAACGATGCCAACGAAGCACATATCCAAGCCCAAAGCAAAATAGTATCAAATCAAGTAATGGCAAAAGCTAAAACTGATTCAGCTAACATTGCAGCAGGTAGTCATATTACAGGTACACACATGAAAAACCAAGCCGATATGGCAATGACTGAAATAAGTAACGAAACCAAAAAACAAACCAAAAAATAACCAATATGGAAGAAGTAGTTGTAGAACCAATAGTAGCAGCAGAACCAATAGCAGATGTTAAACCTTCGTTTAGCGCAACTGTATTCGGTAATGAACAACCTGCCGTACAAGATGCCCCTGTGCATCCTACAGAAGTACACCAAGAATCAACACAAGAAAACCAAACACAATCAGAACCTATAATAGATGAAGATGGTGTAAGTAGTTTCTCAATGCCTAGCTATGGTGACGAACCTGTAACAGCAGAAGCAACTGCAGAAACTAATCTTGCTTGGAAAGAAGCACTTAAACAAGCGGATAGAAAAGAAGTATTAAAAGAACTAGGATTAGATGATTTTGATATTGAATTTTCAGAGTTTAGAAAGAATGGTAACGACCCATACAAATACTTAGAAGCAAAATCATTTGATTGGGAACAAGTTCCTGATATAGATATCGTTATTGAAGACTTTATCAAACAATACCCAACATTTGACTCAAACCAATTAGATAGACTAATCTCTAAAAAATATGGCTATATCGATGGTGGAGATGAGGAAGATAATGCCGATGCATTAATTTTAATGAAAGCGGATGCGCATCTGTCAAGACAACAAAGAATAGCAGAACAGAAAAACTTCAAAATACCACAATCACCGCAAGAGGCGGCAAGTAGTAAAGTAGAACAGTTATATGCAGAACAACAGGAAATAGCCATGCAAAATTATCAGCAGCAGGTTAACTTCTACAAATCGCATGAGGCTACGCAAAATCTAGTGCAATCCAAAAGAGTTGGAGTTGAAATAGGTGGCGATAAACCTTTTTACTTTAGTGTAGACAAACCTGAATTGATAACAAAGGCTATTACCGATGGGGAATTATGGCAAAGAATAACCGCAGTTAATCCGCAAGAGGCTGATGCTGCTAAGTTAATTCCTGATGTGGCTAAACTTCAAAAATTAGTCATTGCCGCTATGAACCCGAATTATGAAAAAGACTTAGTAAACTATGGCAAATCTTTGGGTTTGAAAAACATAGTTGAAGAAGGTCAAAATGCTCGCAAACCAAATGGTACTGTTCCCACCGTATCAAATGATTCCCCGTCTATGGCTTGGGGAAGGGCAACACAATCAAACTTTGGTGGGAGGAAATAAATTTTAATGCCCTAAAACAAATATAATGGCAACTTCACAAGGTATATTAAATAAACAGTATGTCTCCTCTTTGGATTCTTTCCTTGATACAAGAGAGATTAATAAATTGGTAACAGATGTTCAGAATGAAGATAATCTTACTGACATCTTGGACTTAGCTAGTCGTAAAAAGCCAATCGCTACAGGACAACCTTTCTACAACACTTATGTAAATGATAAGTTATTCTTTTTACTTGATACCACAGGTGGTACTGTAAACGGAAGCGGAACTGTATCTGTAAACTTTACTTGTACTGCAGCTACTTCAGGCTTAGTTCGTAAAGATGATATCGTTCTTGCACCTACGAATGTAATTTCTTGTATCGTTACTAACGTAATTTCTGCATCAGGTATTGATACAGTTTATGTTAAGAGTGTATCAGGTGCTAACATCACCCTTACTGCAGGACAAAAACTTTCTGTTTACTCAGTAGCAGTTGGTGAAAACTCAGTAAGTCAGTCTAACCTACGTTTCGGTTTGACTCGTTATTTCAACAAATATCAAATCTTTAGAGAGATTTCAATCGTAACTGATGTTCAGACTGCAGCTACAATCGAAACTACTTTCAACGGTCAACCTTACTTCGCAGTTAAAGACCATTTGGAGAAGCAAATCAAATTGAAGGGTGACATCAACGCAGCATTCATTGCAGGCGATATGTCTAGCACTTCATTTGCTGACACAACTCCATTCTTGACTGATGCTAACACTAGCAACGGTAATGGTGGTGGTGCAGTTCAAACTACTCGTGGTATCCACAAATACATTGAACTATATGGTAATACTATTGTTGATGGTACTCCGGGTGCTTTTGGTAAATCAGACTTAGATAATGCAGTTTCTACTCTTATCGCTTCTCGTGCGCCTAAAGAACAATTAGTATTCGGTTCTAGTGTTAGCCGTTCTGCAATTGATACTTACTACAAAAATTTAGGTTCTGCAGGTGTTACATCTGTTCGTCTAGTAGTAGATGGCAAAGAACTTGACTTGAATGTAGACAAAGTTTCTTACGCAGGTTTCCAATTCAATTACATGACAATGCCTATTCAAGACCATCCTGTATTGTTTAGTCAAACTGTAATTAATGCATCAGTTTACTACTTACCTTACAACTTGAAAGTTCCTGTTCAAGGTGGTGGATTTGATGCTGCTGTTGCAGTTCGTTATATTCCTTCTCAAACCAAATATGGTAACGGAATGATTGACGAGATTCATACAGGTGCGTTAGCTTGGAATGGTATTCCAAACGGAGACTTCATGAATGCAACTACATCTTGGACTACCAAACAAGGTTTGGAAGTTTTAGGTGCGCAGTTCATGCTTCGTCAACAAATCTAAATACAACTTTAGTGGGTAGCCAAGTGCTGCCCACTAATTTTTAAAAACGAAAACAAAAAAACCAAATAAAATGAAAGTAGTTAAAGGTAAATTCAATGACTTGTCAGATGAATTGATGAAAAGAATTCCTGTCTTAAAAAGAGGAGAACAAGTTACTTACATCATGAACAACGGGCTAAAGAACCCTGACCCTGACCCTGACGAACAAAAGAAACGACCAATGCTTTACCCAAAGCAAAACTTACCCATGAGTGATTACATCAAAGACCTTGATGGAACATGGAAACATATTGTAGTAGCCGATAGTTGGGATGGAGACAAGCCTGCAAGAGAAAGATTCTTTATGCCGGGGCTAGACTTAGGTGGTTTATTTAATGGCAAATTTACTTTAGTAGGTGGAAATGCAAAGGATGAAGAATTATATGAATTTCTTTGTGTAACTAACTATAATGAGTCTTCTGTATTAGGAGAAAATAAGGATGAAACAAAACCATCTTTATTTAAACAAATGAACTTAAAAGCAGAAGCTAAAGAAACAACTAATAAAATAGCAATTCTTAGAAAAGCACTTGACTTGGCAGTATCTATGGATGAGAAAGATGCACAAGAGTTTGCAGCATCATTGAATTGGAGTGTATATACTGAATGGGTTGAATTACAGGCTAAAGTAGTAGACTTTGCTAGAACAAACCCTGACGAATTCTTAAAGTATTATCAAGACCCACAAAAAATGATTAAGGCGCAAATTAAAACAGCCTTAGATAAGGGTATTATTACATACGATTTGAATAAAGGTGAAGTAAAAATGGGAGATAATTCATTAGTAGTCCTTAAAAAAGAAGACAGAAATAATTTCTTAAATACTTTTGCGCTTTGGTTTAATACAGCTAAGAATGGTAAATCAATCTTAGAACAAATCAATCAGCAGTTAGCCGAAAAGAAAGAAGCAGTATTGTTTTAATACACCTTTTTTCTTAAATAAAGAATAGCAACCCTAAAAAAGTTGCTATTTTTTTTATATTAATGGTATTTTAATCATAAATTTGGAAAACATTTAAAATGGCACTTACAGTAAATTT